CTGTAAGGTTATGTCTGTGGAAGAACTAGCTCCAGTTACTATATTAAAACGCAATAAAGCATTACTTCTGTCTGTACCATCAGCCCCCTGCCCATTAATATATTTAGTGGGATCAGCGAGACTGAAATTGGTATTTTTAAAATCAGGTAACTGGAAAGTAAGTGATCCATTAGTTGCTGAGGAATTGATCGCAATACCTCCTAATGAATCATCTACATATGCATCATTTAAGTTCCAACTACGACTACTCTGTGTGGCTGAGCGTAAAATGGTTTTATATTGTTTCCAAATACGTTGCTGAGCATCGTTGTGTGAACGGGTGGTACGTGAAACACGGAAATCTGTAAGAGTATTTCCGTAAATATCGTACCCTGGAGTAATATTAATATTAGCTCCACCCCGATATCCCAAGTACATTCCTGCAACATAGGGCATGGTATGCATAGGAACAAAGCAATATGCTGCTGTTCCAGAAGCTGCGACAACTTTACTAGCTGAATTAAATGTATTGGCATTGGTATCAAAACCAGGAGTATAAGGCATAATTCTAAAAGTCTTACCAATAACATTAATAGAACTTGCTGGTTGTGAATCAAGGACAACATTATCCTGTGTCACATAACGATGCAGCAAATTTCTTAATGACAATATTGATTCACCATAATTCTGAGCAAATCTATCAGCACAAGGTTTAGTTTTTTGACCTAACACATGACGCGTAGGTAGGATACTTGTGAGATCTTCAGCTTGCAGAGCAAAAAATGATGGGATCTTATAAGAGTCTTCATAACCAATATGTGATGACGGATTTGCAAATTCGAAATCATCACCCGCTCGCACAAAAACCATAAATTGAATACTACCACTAGCAGGCGCTGTTAGTGTGTTCAAAACACGTAAAGTAATCACACCATTATCTACATTATTACGTGGAGCCAAAGTGTTAGCAGGAGAATTATTTTCAGAAACAGTACCACGATCTGTATATAACCATGCTTGTGCCTGATGGTAGGGAACTTCAATCTCAATATCATCTTGTTCACCAATATCCACAATCTGAGTATAAACAGTGTTAATATCTGGATTGGTGCTGGTAATATCATTGACTGGATCATATGAGATCTTAAGACGACCCTTATGAAATTTCGTAGATACAATTTTGATACGAAATATAATTGTCCCACGCCAATTGGTAAACATCCTACTAAGATAATCGAGAGGTGTATGATACACTCGTCGACCGACTTCCACACTACTACTATTATCGATACTCATATAAGCACACAAGCATGGAGTAACGCGAGCATTCCATAGTTGAGTATCGACAGCATCAGATGTAGACCATGTTCCACCAGACAGGTAAGACTCTTTCTTCTTAATGTAGTTGATAGATAGTTCATCCACATTATGCAATCCATGTAAAGTTGGATCAATGGACAACTCTTGCTTGGGATCCAATGTTAACTTTTGTACTGGCGTACCAATATGTGCGGAAGCCAACATAGGAGCAGTCTGGGGTTGAAATGTATGCACACTATCAATGGTTGGGGCATTGGTATATCCGAAAAGTCGAGCTATAGACCCAACAGCATTTGCACCTATAACAGTGGCTCGCGCGAATGGTGCAATCACAGGAGTTTTCGTTAGATATGAAGCTACATTAGCTATAGCTGTGGCAGGTCCAGAAATAGGACCCTCGGTGTATTCGTCACCCTGTAGTGCCAATTTGGAAGTGGACGCCATTAGTTCAACTTCAGACATCCAAGCAAAAGTCTGAACTGTCACGGATGTCGAACCGCCCGTCACAGCAACACCAAGTGGAGCATAAACTACAAAGACTAATGATCCCATATCACCAACGTCGGAACTTGATGTCAAATTCAACCAATTCTTGGGATAAAAGAAAGGAAGTTCAATCTGACCACCAGCATTAGCTGCTGGTGAAATGAAAAAACCAGGCATTTGTGAATATGGGATTAGTAATGGGTTGTTAGAAGTGGCATTTGTACGCACTTTATCGGATACAAGTCCCAATAGAGGTGAATAACAAGCTCTAATCATTCCATATTGGAATGGAGTACCATTAATCACAACTTTCACATGTAGCTTCCCACGGATAAAGGCAAAGTTATCTATCTTTTTCTTAATATTTGTATTATTCAAAAATAACTGCCAAGGTTTGATAGTCTTTTTAACACTAACTACATCAGACGTCGTCCATGTAAAATTATCAATTTGTGTAGGTCGCGACAAAAAACTACCAAGTTGCAAATCTTCAGTGTTGTCAACTTTAGCAACAACATTTACGGGGGAACCAGCTAAAATAATTTCACCCTCAGCATTGTCCACAAAGGACACATTCTGACTAGTGATATCATCTGGGCTACTCACACTGTCTGTGGGCGGTGGACCCTCCGTGATCTCTTCAGATTGCAAGCAAAAGCGAGATTTATTACTCTGTACAAACGCACTCGTAAGCGCATATACAGGGAGAATACTTCTGGTGATTCTCTCAACACTTTCTTTTTCTTCTTTATTAAAATTTTGTGACATGTAATATATAAAGACAAGGCCTGCCAAGACCCTATCTAGATGGTTGGAATAAATGGTTCCGACGCCCTCCGAAATCTCTCAATGAGATCATTCCAACCCGGAAGTGTCGTTTCCTCAACATATTTGTTGTATGGTTCCATTTGCAAAATATGTTGGAAAAAGAGGTGGTGCTTTTCAAATTCAGTGCGTCCATAAAAGAAATATTCATTATTAGCACTGGTTATGACAGCAACCATTTGTTTGTACTCATCGATAGTTTGGGATGGAACCCAGGTTGTCAATGATTTATGGATAGATAATTCTTCCAATGGGCACACAAACATACCCAATTCTTCTTCAAAGCGCCAAGTGCGCTTAAGAAAAGCACATTCATTAATACTAATGAAAGGCTTAGATTCTGCCTCCTTGTCTGCCATCGTATACTCAATACCAATTAGAGCCAATTGTGATTGAATATTGGTATGATTAAACCAGCAGACTAATGGTGAAACTCCCAATACATTATCATCCCCATAAGTCAACAAATTCACATGTTGTTTAAATTCAGTACAATCTTCACCATTGGGATTTAACTTGCAGTAGGCATAGCGCATATACAAGCTATTGACAATGCAGTTAACAATAACTGTTAATGGGTGTCCAGAAGGATTCGTTCCAAAGAACTCCATCAAATCACCAGCCATATTCGTAACAGGAAATGCTGTATCCATACCTATACAATAAATCTCACGCACTTCTTGTTCACTGAATCCGGCCTCTTGGTGAATTTTCGCAATAATTTCAAATGCCGCAAGGACAAATGTGGAAATCATTCGCTTATCAAATTTACCATAATCACCAGCAACCAATTGATCTAAACCATGAGCAGTCAGATACTCATAAAATTGTGTCCACTCATAAGATTGTGCTACAGCACCTGGTGCCGCTTCAAAGATGAATTTGTTCTTCTGTAACAGTCGCACGAATGACAAGAGTCGACTACGCACGACAACACTCCAATCGGCA